CGTAGAAGGGTTTGAAGAAGAAATCCTTGCAGGCGCGATGCAGACTATTCTTAGAAATAAACCAGTGATTGTTGTTGAACAACAAAAACACGAATACAAAGACGCAATGACTGACAAACCATCCATTAAAATATTAGAGTCTTGGGGTTATAAAGTAGTAGATCAACATAAAAAAGATTGGATTTTAAAATGCACAATGTAAAAATTAGATTCTTTAGTGATGCATACAAACCAAAACGTGCTAGTCATAGATTACGCGGTGAAGTCACTTGCAAGGCATTAGCTGATCAAGGCTACGATGCTAAAATTTTAACTGACTGGAACGAGGTCGATAAGACCACGATCGTGGTATTTTTAAAACGTAGTCAGCCTGCCAGTATCCAACGTGCTAAAGATCTCGGTGCAAAAACAATCTACGATCTTTGCGATAATAAATTTGAAGAAAAAGAAGAATACGAACCTTGTTGCCAATTAGCAGATCTTGTGTCAGTTAATAGTGTGCAGATGGGTGCAAGCACCAAGCATCACACCGGGCGGGACAGCATTGTTATGCCAGATCCTTTCGAGCGTCCCAAGCTCGAGCCAACATTTAATCCTGGCAAAGAAATTAAATTGCTATGGTTCGGCAGTCAATCAAGTTTTAAATTTTTGCCTGTTGTAGAAATTTGGCAGCGTTTAGAAAAAGAAATTGGCAATTACAAATACACTATGATCAGTGCTAAAACAGATAGACTGATCAGTAAAATGAGCCTTCGACAGGCCAAAGGACAGATCAGCGGAATTAATTTTGATAAACTTGATATGCAAGAATGGACCTGGGAACGACAAGGCCAATTGTTATCCGAGTGTGATATTGTGTTGATGCCCGTGCAAACAGATAATCCAAGAACCGATACAAAAAGTGCAAATAGATTGATTAACAGCCTAATGTCTGGTAAATTTGTCATCACAACGGCATTGGCCAGCTACGAAGAATTTGCACCATACACTTGGCAGGAAGATTATATCGCCGGTATTAAATGGGCTCTAGCACATCACGGTAAGACCTTAGAAAGGATCCGTGCTGGTCAAAAATACACAGAAGAAAAATATTCAGCACGAGTGTTATCTAAACAATTCATAGAAGAAGTTAGACGTCAATTAGGAATGTAACATGCTTAATGAAAAAGTAAATGCGTTGACCACCAATGGTCAAAAGGTGAGATTGCACCTTGGGTGCGGTCCATTTTTATTCGATGGATATATTAATGTTGATGGGGATTATATTCAAAATCCAAATGTTGTTAATTATAACATATCGGTAACCCCATACCCATTACCAGATAATTCGGTTGATGAAATATTGTCAGTCCATGTAATAGAACATATTGAAAGATGGTTAATAGAGGACATGCTTACAGAATGGCTTAGAATTTTGAAGCCTGGCGGTATTGTAGCAATAGAGTGGCCAGATCTGTTAAAGGCCTGTAAAATGATTGTTAACGAACCCAATGGACTAATCGGAGAAAATAAAAAATTAGCAAAACACACGCTTCATGCTATTTTCGGAAATCCTCGGTTTTCCCATAGAGCAATGATGCATGCCTATGGGTATAGTGTAGATTCGTTGTCAGCTATTCTTTTAAAAGTTGGGTTTTCTAAAACATATTCTGAAGAAAATCTTCATAGAAAAACAGCAGTAGACAGTCGTATAGTGGGAATAAAATGATATTATTAGATACAGTTAATAAAAAAATCAAAAAATCAAAACTTGTAAAATTACATGTTGGTTGCGGTAGCAACATATTGAATGACGATTATATTAACGTCGATGGACCTTGGATGTCGCACGAACCATGTGTTGCCATCCATAATCTAATAGAAAAATACCCATTACCAGATAATTCGGTTGATGAAATATTGTCAGTCCATGTAATAGAACATATTTCAAGGAAAGATATTCCTCAAATGTTTCAAGAGTGGTTTAGAATTTTGAAGCCTGGTGGAAAAGTTATCACAGAATGGCCAGACACATTGAAGGCTTGTAAAAAAATTGTAGAGTCTCCTAATATACTGTTATCGGAAGATCGAAGAGATTTAAAATCTACAATGTTTGTTTTCTTTTTTGATGATACTAGATATGATTCAGATTCAATGATCCATCGTTGGGGATACAGCGAACAAAGCCTCGGTGAAACATTTAAAAAATACGGATTTTCATCCTGGAGGTCTGAATTAAACCAATACAAGAAATCAGCAATCGACAGTAGAATTGTTGCATTTAAATAGGATAACAAATGAAATACATCGATCCAGAAAAATTTAATAAATTAGCAGAAGAAAAACATTTAGATTACATAAATGCATCGCCATTTGCACACGGGGTGTTTTACGACCTGTTTGATGACGAAGTATTAAAAAAAATACACGATGAGTTTCCAGCAATGGAAAAACATATGAAAGGCAAGACTAACAAGACTACATTACAAAAATTAAGTTTTAGACAGCCTGAAAAATTAGAGTTATTTGAGCCCACAACAAAAGAATTTAGTCAAGAACTCAATAGCAAAGAATTTTGCGTGTTCTTAGAAAAATTAACAGGAATTAAAGACATACAATCGGACTCCTATCTCGAAGGTGGCGGCCCTCATGAGATTCGTCAAGGCGGATTTTTAAAGATGCATGTGGATTTTAATATACATCCTATAACAAATTTAGATAGACGAATCAATGTCCTTGTTTATCTAAACGACGATTGGCCAAATGAATATGGTGGTAATTTAGATTTGTGGGATACAGAAATGGGTTCTTTAAAAATATCTGTCCCTCCAAGAAAAAATACCACAGTAATTTTTAATACTACTGAAAATTCCTGGCACGGACATCCAGATCCAGTAACCTGTCCAGAACATAGATCTAGAAGAAGTATGGCATTCTATTACTACACAATCCCAGAGGAAGGAATTTCACGGAGCCGTCATTCAACTATATATAAGGCAAGGCAACAGGACAATTTTTAATTATGGCCGCCAAGGTAGTTAAAGAACTTTATGGGTTTTCTGGAAATCAAATATTATTGATGCAGAAACACAACCAACTCTTTGTAAGAAAGATTGGCAACATATCTAGAAACATCGAGCGCATGCGGGCATTGTCGGTAGATTATCCCCTTCCCCAACTGTATACAGTGTCAAAGAAAATGATCGACATGGAGTATCTGCACGGATTAGATATTAAGTCATATCTCAAAACTAACAACTACGAAAAGTTGTTAGATTTTATATTATCTATTTTAGATAAACTTTCTAGTAATGCTGTTGACAAAGACTATACAGAAACATATTTTAAAAAATTACAAGAAGTTAGTTTTGATGAGATGCCATTTACTCGTGAGCAGCTATTAGAACGTCTTCCTAAAATATTACCAAGTTCAAATTATCACGGTGATCTAACATTAGAAAATATTATTTTTACTGCTGATCGAGGATTTTTTCTTATTGACTGTGCAACAATAGAATACGATTCATACATGTTTGATATTGCAAAATTAAGACAAGATCTAGAACTAGGTTGGTTTACTAGAAAAGATAATGTCATGCTAGATGTAAAAACCAAACACATACAACAACGCATATTACAACAATATCCAGAAGCTGACAATGACTATTTGTTGATTCTAATGTTGTTAAGAGTATATAGGCACAGCAAACCTGATACTCTTGAAAGAAACTTTTTATTACAAGGAATTAATTTGTTATGGAAATAATAATGCCAGCAGCTGGGTTATCTACAAGATTTCCTAATATGCGTCCAAAATATATTCTTGCAGATTTTCAAGGCAAGTATATGTTTGAACGATCGCTTGAATCATTTATAGGCAAGCATAACATTACCATAGGTATCTTAAAAGAACACAACGACCAACATAGCACCGCCGAATATATTAAAAACGAATACGGTGATGCTATACAGGTTGTGATTTTAGAAAATAGAACAACAGGACCTGCTGACACAGTATATCAAATACTAAAACAGGCAGCATTGACCACAGAAGAATTTCTAATCAAGGACTGCGATAGTTTTTTCGACCATAATTATCAAGAAGGCAATTATGTCTGTGTTTCGAATATCAGAGATCACGAGATACTAAAACGACTAGCAAGTAAAAGTTTTATTGTGGCTAACGATCAAGGAATTATTACCAGTATCATCGAGAAACAGGTTGTGTCTGATAAGTTTTGCGTGGGCGGTTATAAATTTGAATCAGCGGATTTGTTCATGTCTGCATTTGAAAAATTAAAAGATGCAAATGTCAAAGAAATCTTTGTTAGTCATATCATCGAAGAATGCCTTAATGATGGTGCAATATTCAAAGAAAGTGCTGTTACAAATTATGTAGATGTTGGCACAGCAGAAGAATGGTTTGAGTATAACGACAAGGCGGTGTTGTTCTGTGACATCGACGGAACAATAATCAAAGCACAGTCGAGATTAGAAGTAGGGCAACCTCCTGTGATACTAGAAAAGAATATAAAACGTATTAAAGAATTAATTGCCAACGGTAGCCAGATTATCTTTATCACAGCACGTCATACTAATACACATGCAATCACAGAAGACATGTTAAAGGATCTAGGGTTTGTTGACTTTAAACTAATTTCCGGATTACCAAATACCAAGCGTGTGTTAATCAACGACTACAATGAAGCTAATCCCTGGCCACGTGCTGTGGCTGTAAATATAAAAAGAGATCAAGATAATTTAAGTGATTTTATATGAAAGAAAAACTGGCAATATTCTACACAGGTGATAAACGACATAATTTAGAAATTGTCAAACAAAATCATCAACGACTGTTTGATTGTCTTAATGAAATTGTTGATATTAATATCTATTGGTTTACCAAAGACGACCCCGACCGAGGTGTTTGTCCTTTTGAAGAAGGTGATCCCAATCTTGACAATGCTTATCGTAGAGGACAGGGTGGCGGCATCCAGGTCTGGGACTTTTACAGAAGCTGCGAACGCACCACGGAACCCTATGTGATGAGATTACGCACAGACGTTTGGTTCACTAACTCTAGTATTTCTATTATATGCGAGGAAATTAAAAAAATACTTGCAGGAAAAACAGATATAGCGTTTTTTGGCAGTGATTGGATCCATGCAAATGCTGGAAAGATTTATCACAAAATGGTTGTCATAGACGGAGTTCCTGGAGGTGTGCAAGATTTTGCAATTGTCGCCAACAGATCTCAACTGAAGCCTGGTAAAGAAGTCATCGACTATATCACTAGTCTGCCTGCTAAAAAACGTCGCAGCGGCAATAATCTTTTTAAACTTTTAATTCTCATGACAAAGACTGAACATTTTTATTTTCAAGATGTTAATGCTTTTAGAATACTATGCCAAACATGGTTAATTAGAAAAACATATGCTTCATATCCCACAGACAACGAAGTTTGCAAGGACTATATACAAAGCTATATATTAGATGATAAATCAGAAATAGGTAAAAAGACATTTGTTATTCCTCACCCTATGCAAGATTCTGTTAATTGGTGGAGGAGTCAGCAAGGTTGGGGGCCTCAAGATTTAGATATTACGGATTTTAAAAAATGGCAATTGCAATAACTTATATAGGTCAGCGTAGATTTCAAAAAACATCTGAAAAGAATCATAGAAATTTTTTTGAACTTTTACAATCTAAATATAAAATAAAAATTTATGATTTTATTAAAGATGCAGTAGATCCCAATTGTCCATTTACATCAAGTGGTGGGGTTCAAGTTTGGGACTTTTTGAAAGCAAAAGACAATATTACCGAAGATATTTTTATAAAGATTAGGACTGATGTATGGATTACAAAAAGCGCCGAAACTGTAATTTTAACATATCTTGATAAAGTTGTGTCCGGAGAGTTAGATATGGCGTTCTTTGGATTAGATTTTTTAAACTGTTGTAATTTAATATGTTACGAGCAGCCGGTTCAAGGATTAAAAAAAATAACAGATTTTATTATTATTGCAAAAAAATCTGCAATAGTTGAAAACAAGATAGTTATAAATCAGTTAACAGGACCAAAACATAAAAGTGGAAATCAAATGTTTAGAGCGGTGTTTAATCCAGAATCTGTTAAGGCTGTAACTGTGAGCTGTCAGTTGTACTTACTAAGGAAAGATTATACGGTGTTTGATAATTGGAAAATGTATAAAGAATGGACAGATGAATACCATAAGTCAAAAGAGAGTCAAGCATGGGTTGCCTCTAATGCAGAAATAATAAGGACGTTTTAATGCCGAGCGAGTATTATTTACAAAGTGTAGAATTAGGAAAACAATTTCAATTGAATAACAGCAGTTGGGGTGGTGACGATTGTAAGAATTATCACAATCAAATTCGTGTCCTTATGGACAAGTATGCTGCTAAAACTGTACTAGACTACGGCTGCGGCAAAGGCAGACAGTATCAAAATTTAGTTTCTTATGGAATGCCGCACGATCAAGTAACAGAACCTATGACCTTTCAAACTAGAATAAATGCAGAAAATGTTTATAAATTTGACCCTTGTATAAAAGAATTTGAAATAGAACCTGTTGGACAAAAATTTGATGCTGTGATATGTACACAAGTATTGGGCAGTATTCCGGATGTTGATATGCCCTGGTTGCGTGACAAGTTAATGAACTATGCTACTAAATTTGTGTTTATTGGTCTACACAAACCAGACAAACCAGTAAAGGCTAAAAAAAGAATGTATGATCCTAATTGGATAACATATCCCCGTAGTATCGAGTGGTATCAAAAACAGTTCGCTGATTGGTCAGGTCCAGATTTGTATTGGTGGTTTAGAGACACTGACCATCAAATCAACGATTGGTATTCAATTCCTTTAGGAGGACTTGCAGAATGAAAATAGGATTTAATTGCAGTAGTTTCGATCTGCTACATGCTGGACACGTGACAATGTTAAAAATGGAGAAAGAATTGTGCGACTATCTTGTAGTTGCGCTACAGATCGATCCAACTATTGATCGTCCTGGATCAAAAAATAAACCTGTGCAAAGTGCCTATGAACGATATGTTCAGCTTCAGGCCTGCAAGTATGTTGATGAAATTTTAATCTATGAAACAGAGTTTGATCTATTACAGTTGTTACAAACGCAGACAAT